AAGACTTTATGGTGTTACCTGAGAATGTAGACAGAAACCTGTTATGGGCATCACACAGAGATGCAACTGCCGCTATCATAAGACAAGCAGGAGAAGCTAGAAAGCTAACAGGAGCTGACCCTTTATACTTGCCATTTAGAATGTCACCTAAAGGTTTAGATTTTAGTCATCAAACAACAGACACAATGTTGCAGTCAGCACTCGCAGGACTAAATAACGCACAGCTTAAACATCTTGATAAATTAATTAAAACAACATCTAAAGATTTAGAGACTGGACAATTAGTTAATAAAAACTGGAGAGGCATTAAATCTGAAAATCCTCTTAAAGGTACAACTGGAGCTGAGAGAAAAGCTATAGCTAGTATTATTGATGTTAACTTCAGAGCTAACAGAGGTATATATACTAAAGGTCAAGACAATGGTGTGCTGTCATACCCACAAGCGAGAATAGCTAACACAGACCCTAGGCAGTTAAATGCTACAGAAGGCACGCTACAAAACATAGGACAGCTTGATTTGTCAGATAACGTTGCTAATCGCTTTAGTAATCATGACAGCTACAACACAGGAATGGCAGGTCAGCCTGTAGGTAGATTTAAACAAGATTTACATTTACTAGATTTAGTCACAGACATCAGAAACAATGCAGGTGAGGTAATTACAAAAGATAATATCACTCCTCAGAACATTAGAAAACTACAAATGATGAAACCACCAACAGGTGTAATTACACATGACTTATTAATGGGTCTAGAAAAACAAGGGTTACTATAATAAAAAATGATATACTATTGCTAAATTAGACAGGAGACAGCATGGCAAAGACATTAGAAGAGATGATTGCAGAGCTTAAAGGTCTAGCTCCGATTAAAGGAGGAGTTATGTCACTACTAGACACTCCTGCAAATAATGAGCGAGAGACACAACGTACACAATACTTGATGGACATGTTCGCAGGAACTAACCCGGAAACAGGTGACAGTTTCTTAGAGCCTACACCTACAACTGCTAGTACAATAAGAGGTTTTGATACACCTGCTATGCGTGATGATGCTATTATAAACAGCATTACAACAAATAACCTTGGCGTATCAGCTCGTGACCTTGGCGCATCAGCTCGTGACCTTGGATTTAGTAATGCAAGAGGATTTACTACTCCGGCAATGCGAGATAATGCACAAGCTGTATTGTCTAGATTAAGTGATGCTGAACTAAAAGATGTTATGGAAATATTGCCACAACTTAATGATGTACAATACGAAGCATTTATTGCAGGACTTGAGAATGGTAGTATCAATCCAAGTGGCTATGAAGTAACAAGCCAATATAGATTGGGGATGTAACATGGCTTTATCTAATTACACAGGATTAAAAGCTTCTATAGCTGATTTCTTAAACAGAGATGACCTTACAGCAGTAATACCTGACTTTATTACATTGGCTGAGGCACAAATAAACAGAGACATTAGACACTTTAAGATGGAAGCAAGGTCTAGTGGACAACAATCTAGTGGTGATGAATACATGCAAGTACCTTCAGACTGGATTGAAACAATAAAATTACATCTTACAGGCTCAGGCACTACAGTTGTTAACCTAGTCTCTAGAGATGCAATGGCGGACAAGAGAGCCGCTAACGAGAATGCCACAGGCACACCTCGTATGTACACACACGCAGATGGACAATTTCAATTGTACCCAACTCCGGGAAACGACACAGACTTTGAGTTGCTTTATTATCAGAAGATACCTTCGTTAATAACCAACACAGATAATTGGCTTTTATTAGAAGCGCCTGATGTATACCTCTATGGAGCGTTATTACATTCAGCACCGTATCTAGCAGAAGACCAAAGGGTAGCAGTTTGGGCGCAGATGTATTCTGCCGCAGTTGCTAGATTAAATGAATATTCTGACCAAGCTCGTTATAGTGGGTCAGGATTAACACTTAAAGTGAGAGGATTAGTATGAGTTTTACAAACTTTTTAGAAACAGAGATATTAGACCACGTGTTTGCAGGTGCGGCTTACACAGCTCCCGGCACACATTACTTAGGTTTGTTTACATCAGCTCCGGGCGAAGCAGGTGGTGGAACTGAATTATCAGGTAGTGCTTATGCAAGACAATCGGTAGCATTTACAACTTCAGGCAATACAACAAGTAACAATGCGGCAGTAGAATTTCCAACTGCTACAGGTTCTTGGGGTACAGTTACACATGTTGGAGTATTTGATGCTTCAACGTCAGGTAATTTAATGGCTTATGCGACACTATCGTCAAGTAAAGCTATTGCTACTGGTGACGTATTTCGTGTTCCATCAGGTGACCTAGATATTACGCTAGACTAAAAATATGTCGGTTTATGGCAGTTATAAATACGGTCAATTAGCTTATAGTACAGGCGAGGTTTTAGATGGTGCGGCAACTGTTAGTGCAAGTGCTTCAATTAGTGCTACACCAAGTGCAACATTAAATGTAAGTGCAACTGTAACAAGTAGTGCTTCTATAACTTGTAGTGGTGCTAAAGTTAATTTTGCATCAGCAACCGTTAATGCATCAGCATCAATATCAGCTAATGCACGAAGAATACCTCAAGGTTCTGTATTACTTGAAAGCACATCAACAACTACAATTAATACTACTGGTAACGGTACTAGAGTAAGGACAAGTGGTGGTACATCAAGCTCAAGTGCAACAGTAACACCTGCTTCTACAATTGTAAGAGTAAGGGAAGGTAGTGCTACACCAAGTGCAACAGCTACAATTACAGCATCAGGTGTATTTATGGTTAATGGTGCGGCTACACTTAGTGCAACAGCTACAGTTGCCGCTATATGTAACCGAGTAAGGTTTGGTTCAGGTACACCAACTGCTAACGCTAGTATTACCGTTTTAGGATTTGCTACAAGAGGTGGTATTGCCTCCACCGGCGACACATTTACAGATATTGTTACGGTAGCATCAGTTAGTGGCTCTAATAAATATTTTGTTAATGGTGTGCAACAACCTACGTTGTATTTAGTTGAAGGTAACACCTATGTCTTTAATTACCCATCAGCACATCCATTAAAGTTTTCAACAACTTCAGATGGCACACATGGAAGTGGTACAGAATATACTACTGGAGTTACTCATAACTCATCAACGCAAGTCACTATTGTAGTTATTAATAATTTAATAACGCTGTATTACTACTGTGCGTTACATTCAGCAATGGGTGGAACAGCAAATACACCAAGTAACCAAGTTATATCAACTGTTGCTTCAGACTCACAAAGAATTCAACAACCTAATGCTACATCGCAACCCACAACAATTGTTACAGCAACATGTAACAGAGTACAAAGTACAACTGGGGCATTGAGTGCTACATCAGGTACAGCTACGATAGGTAGAGAGAAATGGGAAACAATTATTAATAACACAGTCACATGGACAGAAATAGCGGCATAAGATTATGGCATTAATACCTTTAGACATACCACCCGGTCAATACAGAAATGGTACAGACTTTCAGGCATCAAACAGATGGAGGGATGCAAGTTTAGTTAGATGGCACGATGGCTCGATGCGACCAGTTGGTGGATGGACAAGTAGAAAAACAAGTGCATTTGCCTCAGCACCAAGAGCAATGATTGCATGGCTTGATAATTCAAGTGACTCATATTTAGCGGCAGGAACTTATAACAAATTATATTATGTAAATCCTTCAAGTACAGTATATGACATAACCCCAACAGGCTTAACATCAGGAAATTTAAACGCGGCTTTAAATCTAGGTTATGGTGGTGGTTTTTATGGAGCAGGTAACTGGGGTTCAGCTCCAACAAGCTCAGGTGTTTATGATGAAGCAACAACTTGGTCATTAGATTCGTGGGGTCAATATTTGTTAGCTTGTTCATCTAAAGATGGCAAGATATATGAATGGCAACTAAATTCAGGTGTTGTAGCGGCACAAGTTACTAATGCTCCAGTTAGCAACAATGGTATTGTTGTTACAGAAGAGAGATTTGTTTTTGCTTTAGGTGCAGGTGGAAATCCACGTAAAGTACAATGGTGTGACCAAGAAAACAATACATCTTGGACACCTTCAGCTACAAACCAAGCAGGTGATTTTGAATTACAAACTACAGGTCAAATAATGTGTGGATTACGTATGAGAGGTAGAACTTTAATACTTACTGACAACGATGCACACGTAGCATCATACTCAGGCGCACCATTTGTTTATGGGTTTGAAAGAGTAGGAACAGCTTGTGGTGTTGCAACAAGACGTGGAGCAGTAGCAATTGATGAAGGCGCTTTTTGGA